AGTCCTTGGTCGATCGTCGCCGTCCTGCGAAGCACGTTCAGGGCTAGGCACATCATGCCCGGATGGAAAGCTTTCCTAGACCAGGCCCGCGACGTGTTAGCGGCGCGCCACGAACCAGTGGAAAAAATCCTGTACGGACTGGGCTGATACCGGATGCCAGTGGAGCTACAAGTTGTCACACCTCCGGGTGTCACGGCGCCGTCTGGTATTGCCTTAGCGATCGCTGGTGAGGCGGTAACGCGGACGCCCGATCAGCGGCACATCTCCTTCCTGCTACAAAGAGAGGAGGAGTGGTGGCTAGTGCATCTTGCTTGGCAAAACTACTTCGGCTGCGATTCAATCCTTGATCCAAGGTTCAAGGCATGCGAGTACTGCTACGTGGAGTTCGACCTTTTCGATGAGTACAACGCATTCGTATTTGTTGAGTGGTTATTCGAACTGCAGGCCAGCAACAGCAATACGATTCCTTACAGCATCAATCTGAGTGATCAGCCTCGATTTAACGCCACAAAGAACCTTCTTCCGTTCGGAGTTGGCGAGGGCTTCACTTGTGCGAGCTTTGTCAAGGTTGTACTGGAATTGTACGGAATCACCCTTGTGGATCTGGAGCATTGGCCCATTCGCGAATCTGATGGGCGCTGGCAAGAGTTCATCTTGGAACGCTTAGCCAAAGATGCTCCGGCCGAGAGTATCGACGCCCAACGTCAGTTAATTGGCAAAGTAGCTCGCTTGCGCCCTGAGGAAGTTGTCGGAGCTATGATGCATTTGAGCTCTCTACCCGTCGATGCTCGAAATCCCGTCTCATTCGAAGTTGCGCAAGCCGCAGGCGAAGACGTTCGGGGGCAGATGCAGCGATTGGGTAAAAGCTAGTTTCGGTCCAGTCGTTATAGTGCTTTTCGCTTCACGATACGGCTTCGGTCGTACACACGTGCTGTGATTGCGGGGTTGGCATGTAAGTCCGGTAGGCTGCCACGCTGGGCCTTGTGGGTCGTCGCATAGTACGCGCGCAGATCGTGGAAGGTGAATCGCTCGGCGACGACCTTCTCCTTGAGCGCGGCGTTCATGACCTTCCCCCACATCGCCTTAAATCCAGCCGCGGTGTAATGGCTGCCATGCCGATTGGGGAAGAGGTAAAGGCAGTCCCGGTCCTGCGCGGCGTGCAAAGCGTCGATCCGATCAAGTAGATCCGCCAGCCGCGGCGTGATCTCAATCTCCTCGATGATCTCGCCGCGCTTGATGCCGCGTTGCTTCGCGCGCTTGGTCCGGATCACCTTTGCCTTGCGGTCGACCTGCGGCCGCACGATGTCCAAGAACTCCACCTTCCGGCTACCGGCCACGGACGCGTACTCGGCCGCCAGGCCGATGATTCGCCGCTGCGGGCCTTGATTTGACAACCATTCCAGGAATGTTGCAAGCGCGGTCGGGTCGGGCGCCTTGGAGCGAGGCTGCTCCGTGTTTCGTCGGACCTGCCGGCACGGGTTTGCCTCTGCCTCGCCGCGTTCGATAGCTAGATTGATCAAGTTGGAGAGCAGGGCGACCTCGCGGTTGGCACGCACGGGGGCATTCTTGCGCTCGACGCGCAGGTACCGGGCAACGTCAGTCGCCCGGATCTCGCTGGCCTTGGTTTCTGAAAAGACCTTCAGGAGGGGAGTGCTGCACTGGGCGTAGTCGGTCCTGGTGCCGTTGGAGAGCTTGCGCCAGTCGTTCGTCTCCTGGTACTGCTCCCAAAGGCGGCCGATCATCCCGATGTTGTCGCCCATGCCCAGCATGTCCAGGACGCGCTGGATGGCCTTCAGGCGATCCGTCCCGAGGTTGATGGGCCTTGCCCCCGCCGGCCGGTATCGGTAGGTAACCAGCCCATCCTTGCGTGGGCGGGCTTCCATGCGATCCAGCAGACCCTTTCCTTCCTTGACTTTGCGCGGCCGGTTCATGCTGCCACACTCCAGCGTGGGCCGGTGGTGGGCCTAGTTGACGTCCCCACCTTGCCGCGGTTGACCTGCTCCCACGTGATCATCGGGTGGCCGTCCACCTTCATCGGCGGCTCGAAGCCGAGTTGCTTGCGGATCCAGCGGCGCTGAGCCGCTCCTTGTACCAGGCCGCCAGTGATGTCTTTGAGTTCTTCGTTCGTCAGGGTTGCCATACAGCGCTCCCAATGCTTCCGGGTTGTTTCGATGATATGGGCTGCAGCTTCGGCCATGGAGAGCGGCTTAGCCGCGCAGGACATGGCGGCGGACCCCAATAATGCCGGGGCTTGGGGGCGATCCTTCTGTAAGGGGCTGCTGCTCCAGGAAGTCGGCATTGGCCTGCCCGGTGGCCTTCAGGTAGTCGACTTCCACTTTTGCGCTATCGACCAGCACGCGGGCGACGTCGGCCACGGCGCGGGCGCGATCAATCTCCATCGGCTGCTCTCGATTTCTCAGATCTGCAAGGGTGTCCAGAAGATGTTGGCGGACGGTAGATATGTTGTTTGCGCTCATGAATGCTTCCTTCTTCAGAACTCTGTGGTGAGCTGACCGGACGGCGTGATCTGCATTACGTCTACTGGCTCGTCATAGCACTGCATACATTCCTGGGCTTCTTTCAGCGTGATGGTGTAGTCCTCGATCCGCTCGAATATTGTTCCGGGGTTTGACACGACAGCGAACCTTGCGCACGGAGGTGCGTTCTTGGCTCTGATCACAGTTTCTCCTTCATCTCGCGAGCAATGCGATTGACCTGGCGCGTGATCGCGCCTTTAAGTTGCACCAGCGTCGCCAACTCTGGCGACGTGCTGCGCGGATGATTACGGCGCGCCATTTCGCCGCGGCTAACCAGCTCGAGTGCGTCTGGGGTGATTCGTGTGGCGTCCGCAGTGCGTCGGCCGGGAAGAAATGCCACGACGTGCCCGGGTGGAATCGGGCCAAACGCTGCTTCCCACACCAAGCGATGCACTCCCACCCAGCGCCGCGCCGGATAGATGTCCGGGTCATCCGTGACCTTGCGCTCTAGATAGCCGTCCTTGCTGACGCGCTCGCTACCGATGGGAACGTAGTTTCGATTGGCCGCTCCACGTCGCTCGCCTTTTTTGAACTGAGTGAGTAGGCAGTTCGGATGCTTGCCGGTGCTGCCTTTGACCCCTTTGTTCCACGACGGTTTGCCCTTTACAAAACGGGAGGCCGCGCCGCGCTTGCCATCCAGGCGGCCGGCGTCGGGACTTGAGAGATACTCAGCAGACTTCCGAAGGCCCATGCCGTTGGCTTTGCTGTAGACCTGGTGGACCGGACGGCCAAGACAGGCTGCAATGTCAGCGGTCGGGGTGCTGGAATAGCGCTCACAAATTACGGCAAGCTCTGCCTCAGTCCAAGGTTTGCGCTTTATTGCCATGGACGGGCTTCGATTAGCTAACGTGTCGACCTCCCGGTTTTCGCTCACAAGTCATCCTCCGAAACTGCAGTGCTGTAGTGGGGCCGGTATCCACCTTGCACGTGGAAATTCCCTTGGCACCCGGGACACTGAATATCTGTACATCCTTCATCCGGTGCCAGCGCCCAAAGATCTTTAGTACAGGCGTGCATGTCTTCAACGTCATACTCGTGGCTACAGTGAGGGCAGACAGGCATCAGCGTTTGGTAGGTCTCAGCCATTCCCGCCCTCCGGTTCGGTGCGCGCCCGTAGCGCCGTGCGACGCCCCTTTAGGATGGCGGCTAGTCCTGCGCGGTCGATTTCGATAGCGCCGCGGCGGACCGCCTGAGCACGCATCGCCTTGCAGATGTCAAAATGCTCCTGATATGTACCTTCCTTCTGGATGTGCCTGGGGTGCACACCAATCCTCAAGGCCATATCAATAAGTTCCGCCTTGGTATCGGCAACCATGTGAAACATGATCATTCCCCGATAGGGTGCGGCCATATCGTCGACGTAGACCGCCATCACTCCGCCCCCTGTTGCCGCTCGCACTGGATGGCGGCGTCGATGGCGCGCTCAATCTGCTCCGACAGCGAGGAGTTACCATCGTCGTAATCCATCAGCACGTTGTCAGGATGGCGCATCTCCACGCCGGCCCATCCGGGCTCTACAGCCACCTGAATTTCGTAGCCTTCAGGCAGCGATGCCGCAGCCCTGTGCAGCAGCCGGCCGATGTCTTGCCACTCCACATCGCTCTTGTCCACCTCGCTCGCCGCGTCTGCCCGGTCCTCGCCTCCATACGCTTCGTTGTGCAAGGTGGTTATGCAGGCTTCAAGGCGGGATGCAAGCTCATCACCTGGAGCGTGGCACTCCGCAAAATGCTCCGCCCATTCGCGCGCTTCAATCAAATCGACAGCAGCCTGGACAGCCGCTCGGAGGGGATCGCTCGCCGCGTCTGCCGGATGAACCGGGCATGGATGCCGCAGTGAGCCGTTCCCGGACGGGCACGTGCATTCGGGCAGGGTGGCAGCATCGAAGCGATGCAGGCAATCCCGCGCGAGTTCCTGCATCGTTGCCGCCGATCCTTTGCAGTTGTGAAAAGAGGTGGCAATCAGATTCAGCGTCGCTCGCACCTCGCGCGCTAACTGCGCTGCCGGTACGGTGATGACGCTGAGCATGCCGATCGACGGCGTGCAGGCAAACGGCACCGCGGCGACGGCCTTCACGGGCGGTGCCGATGTCGAGCTAGACGACGACTTCCGTCTGCGGGTCCTGGACGCTTACCAAAGCCCGGCGGAGGGGGGTAACGCGGACGACTACGTGAAGTGGGCCAAGGAAGTGCCTGGTGTGACCCGTGCATGGGTGGCTCGCAACGGCTTCGGTGCCGGTACCGTTGTGGTCTATACGATGTTTGACCAGGCTAATTCGGTAGGCGGGGGCTTTCCTGCCGGATCGGACGGCGTTGCAACGCTGGAGAACCGGTCTGCAGTGAAGGCAACCGGGGACCAGCTGACTGTGGCGAACGCGATCTTCCCGAAGCAGCCCGTGACGGCGCTCGTCTATTCCGTCGCGCCGATCGCCAGTCCAGTGAACTTCACGATCACGGGCCTCACCGCGGCGAGCAGCGCCACGCGCGCGGCGATTCTGGTCGCGATCGCGGATGTCATGTTTCGCAAGGGCGCGCCCGGCGGGACGATCAATCTGTCCGACATCAATTCGGCGATTGCTGCGGTACCGAACACGGCGGGGTTTGTGATCGCCGCGCCTGCAGCAAACATCGTCACTACAGCTGGGCGTCTGCCGACGGTCGGCACCATCACGTACTTGTGAGGCGATGAATGGGTGCTCCAGTTCTATTGGCAGCGGACTTCCTCCGAGCCTTCCAGTCTCTCCTTCCGCGTGGGCGGGTATGGGACTCCGATTCGTCGTCCGTACAGGTCAAGGTACAGGCGGGCCTGGTGGCCTCTTACGAAGCGCAGACCGCACGAAGCAACTACCTGCTCGTGGATGCGTTCCCGGGCACGACGTACGAGCTGCTTCCTGAATGGGAGTTGACGCTGGGATTGCCTGATCCCTGCGCGGGGGAGGCGCCGTCTGTCCAAGTGCGCCGACAGCAAGTTGCCGCGCGGCTTTCGAACGCCGGCGGGCAATCCGCGGCCTACTACATCGGTTTCGCGCAGAGGCTTGGGTACGGAATAACCGTGACGAACTATGCGCCGTTCCGCTGCGGCCAAAGCACGGCCGGCCAACAGCTCGGTAACGAGGACTGGTTTTTCACGTGGTCGATCAATGCGGTGCTCAACACCGTCGTACGGTTCGCCGCCGGGCAGTCCGCCGCTGGCGATCCGCTCGCGAGCTGGGGTAACCAGGTTCTCGAATGTGAAATGAGTGCGGCGGCGCCCGCCCACACGATTCTGCAGTTCCACTACGCATGAGGTCACATGTACCAGATTGATAACGCGACAGCAGCGACCAGCCAGCCAGCCTCGACGCGTGCTGGCACCGCGGGTTTTTTCACCGACGGCAACCCCGCCACCAACGTGCCTGCCACGATCGTTCCGGCCGAATGGCTGAACTCGGTGATGATGGAGTTGGTGAACCTGGTTCTCGCCGGTGGGCTCACACTCCAGAAGAATTCGTTCAGCCAGGTCACCAGTGCGGTCAAGGCGATCGGCAGGCAGCGCGTCATTCTCACCGACACAGGGGTTGCGAACGCATACGCAGCAACGAACACACCTGAGTATGTCGCTGGCACGTGGGTCGATGAAGTGGTCCAGTTCGTGAAGATAGCGAACGCCAATACGGGGGCGTCCACTTACTCGCCGGATGGCCTGACCCCTATTCCCATCTATGGCCTGAATCTGACGCCGTTGCAGGGTGGAGAACTGCGTGCCAACTGCGTGGCGACGCTGGTCAAGGCCACGATTGCTGGCGTCAATAGCGGCAATCCTGTCGCCGTGCTACTTCATTGCTATGGGGCACCACTACAGGTGGCTGCTTCCACACAGAACAACCACGCGGTGAATCAGTCGCAGGTGCTTGGCATCGGACAGACGCTCCAGAACGTGACGGCGTCTCGCTCCTTGGGGACGACATACACAAACTCCACGGGGAAACCGATCGTCCTCACCATCTCCATAAACGTAAATGCTGGGCAGGCCTACGGCATTCAGATCAACGGTGGCGGCGTCTACAACTTAAACAACGTGGGAACCGTTACGACGACGGTGAGCGGAACAGTAATTGTCATGCCAGGCTACACGTACGGAGTCATCGGATCGGGTGGATCATTGCAATCATGGTTTGAGTTGCGCACTTAATTGGGGAGCGGACAAAATGCAATATTTTCGGGACACTGTAACCGGCAAAGTGTTTGCGTTCGAAGACAACGTTATTCCGGCGCAAGACGATCAAGGCGTGTGGCGCTTTTTTGTTAGCGAGGGAGTGTCCAACGAAGACCCCCAACAGACCGAAGTGCGACGCGGCGACGAGTTGCCTGGCCCGTACCCGAATACACTGGCACCCACTGACGATCCGACTCCGCCCCTGTACGTTCCGACGTTGGAAGACAATAAGCGCACGCAAAGTTATTTGCTGGATGCGGCAGCGAGAAGTATTGCACCGCTGCAGGATGCCGTTGATATTGGCGAATCGACCGCGGCGGAAGAGGCGCAGCTGTTGGCGTGGAAAAAGTACCGGGTGGCGCTTAACAGGCTCGATCTGACCGCTACGCCGGTGGGGTGGCCGGATCAGCCGACGGCATAAACGAATCGGGGTCGTGGGGTGGTGGTGTGCGGCGCTTCAACGCGTCGCGCGCTGCTCGTGTCAGCGGGCGCTCAATCGCATAGTAGGCTGCAACGCCTAGCAGAATAGACAGGGCTATGGCGATCGACGTTCCGATGGCGTTCTGTGACGTATTCAGCGAAGTCCATTTCTCCCCAGCCGGCCTCATTGTCTCGATGATGAAGAGGTGGAACAGGTATAGCGAGTATGAGGCATTGCCGAGCAGTATCGTGCGTTTTAGCTGGGGTCGAATTCCACAGGAATGCAGCATCAAAGCAGACATCAAGACGGCGGGCGGCGTGGCGATCGCGTGGCAGGCGATGTTAAGCCAATGGGCGGGGATATTGAGTGTGTTCGTCTGTGCAGCCAGGTAGCAGGCGAGAACGACCATTGCGCCGACGAAGGTTAGCGACCGCGAGATTTTTCCTCGTGACATCCGTGCATCAACAAATCGCCAAGCGTAGAAGCACGCGATGCCATAGGCAAAATAGAGCACGTAGTCATTGCCATAGAAGGCGAGGGTGCCGGGCAGCAGCCCGATTTGTCCGGCTCCCCATACTGCGGTGATTGTCACGCATGCGATGGCTGGAGCAATCGATGCACGAACCGCAATTGCAACGGTGTAGATGCAGTAGAAAAACATCTCAAGATTCAGCGTCCAGCCAACGCCGAGCAGCGGATGCATGTCCCCTGCGTGGTCCCGGTATGGGACAAAGAAAAGGCTCTTGATGATCGTGCCAATGGCGCCGTCTTTGGTGAGCCCTGTGTTTCCGGCAAACCAGCGCACGATGAACAGGGGGTCAGTGAACAGGCTGTTCCATAGCATGGGCCAAACGCGAGTCGGGTTGGCCATCCCCGAGTTTGTCCAAAAGAAAAACGCCAACGTGGCGAACCAGTACACCGGCGCGATGCGCACTACGCGATCGGTGAAAAACTCGCGGGCCGAACGCTGCGGGATGTACGCCATGATGAATCCGCTTATGCAGAAAAAGATGGCAACGCCACCTAGCTCGGAGTGCATCCCGAATAGGGTATTTCCAGTGTGGTAGTAGACCACGGCGAGCGCACAGAAGGCGCGCAGCAGCTGCAGGTTTGAAATCACTTCGACCCTGTGTTTGTGACTGTTTTTTGGCTAGTGTGGCTGGATTGTATCGGAGGAGCTACACCAGTCGGTAAATAGTACCTAGCCCTCGTTGTAAATCCTACTTTTCGTCACTTCGCCCGCCTTGTGCGGGCTTTTTTCGTTTCTGAAGGCTACATGGACAAACAGACATTCAAGCTGGCCAGCGGCCTGACGCAGTCGATGGCCGATCGGTGGTGGCCACATGTCGACGCGGCGTGGCGCGAGTACGGCATTGATACTCCGGCGCGCCAGGCCGAATGGCTTGGCCAGATCGGCCACGAGTCGGGCGGCTTTGTCTACACGCGCGAACTCTGGGGGCCGACGCCGGCGCAGCTGCGATATGAGCGCGACTTCAACGCCCCGTGGCCGCCGCGCAGCAGAACGGACCGAAACCAGAAGCCGTACGAGCTGGGGAACATGCACCCCGGTGACGGCAAGCGCTACATGGGCCGCGGCCTGATTCAGATCACCGGGCGCGCCAACTATAGGGCGTGCGGCGCGGCGCTCGGTGTCGACCTCGAGGCCAGCCCAGAGCTCCTGCAGGGCGACGCGCTGGCCGCGCGCTCGGCATGCTGGTTCTGGCAGCGTAAGAACCTGAATGCGCTGGCCGACGCCGGCGACTTCGAAATGCTCAGCCGCCGGATCAACGGGGGGCTGAATGGCATCGAGGATCGCAAAGAGCGATGGGACCGCGCCCGCCGGGTGCTGGGTCTCCAATGACGGGCATTTACACGGCGACCGGGGAAACGATGGACCTGAACGATTTGAACGTGCCGGGGGGCACTGGTGGCGCGCTGGGGTTCATCGTAGCCGCGGTGAGCGGGGCAATCTGGTTCATCCGCAAGGCATGGCGCAACGACAAGGTCGACGGTGCCGAAACACAGGCCCAGATCGACATCATCGCCAAGCTATCCGAGCAGGTGGATAAGGCCAACGCACGCGCAGATCTCGCCGAGCAGCGCGCTGATACCGCATACAAGGAACGCAACGAAGCCTATCGCGAAATCGGCGAATTGAAGGGCACGATCGCTGCCCTCACGGCTGAGGT